TTGGTGAGGCTCGACAGCCGGTTGGTACGGTCCAGCATGTACTGGCCGATCTTCTGGCTCTCGTAGTTCAGCCACACGCCATCGCTGGCGATGAGGGTATCGATCGACTGGCCGTACTTCTCCTTCGCGCGGTGGAAGCCGCGGAGGTACTGGCGGAGCTTGTGCTCCGTCAGGGTGCCGACGCTGGTCTTGAAGAACGACTTGAACTCAGGGTGCAGGTTGACATCAATCGCGTTGGCCGAATCGTAGTCAGCACCCAGGAGGTTGCCGCTGTTCTTCAGCCAGCTGTTGATGCCGGCGATGCCGTAGCCGCGGCCGTTCGCGAACGTCCAGTAGAAGTTCGTGAAAGCGGCGTTGAGCGACGACAGGTTCTGGTTGAGCACGGTGACGACAACCGTGTTGGTCACTTCGTCGACCTTGCTGACAAGCGCGTTGGTACGAACGTTGTTGACTTCGTTCTGGCGAACGTCGCTGGCGTTGTACAGATCCACGCGCATGCCGACTGCGTAACGGTCGGTGTTGTACTCAACCGGGCTGAAGGTGATCGTCGTGTAGCCCGGCGTGCTGCCACTGCCGGCAGTCCACACGGCAGTCGACGCAGCCGGAATCGTGCCCAGCTTGTAGCTGGTGTTGTCGCTGATGTACCAGTAGTTGCACAGCGACTGCGCGATCAGGCGAGCGTGACCCTCAAGCTTCGGAGCAAGCACCTCACCGATGAAGGCCGGGGTGGCCTCAGCCTGCATTTCACCGAGGGTGACGAGCAGGTTGGAGACCATTGCCTTCATGCCGATGCCGAGGCGGTAAGGACGCGCCATCGCGCCTTCCGTGGCATCCGGCCAGGTCTGCGTGAGACCCTGGGTCTGGAGCTTGTCAGCCACGTTCGTGATGGTGTTGTCGCCGAACAGCACGAAGTTGTTGCGGCTGTCAGCCATCTCGAACACACCAGCCATCGAGCCCATGTAGATCTTCAGGATCTTCATGTCTCGACCGATCAGGTTGGCCTGGCCAACGCCCTGGCTGGTGACGGTCGTGTCACGCCAGGCCGGGTCCAGAGCCGGCAGGAAGACCTCAATGTTCTTGTTGAGGACCTCCTGAATGCGGGTCGACTGCGCGCCAAACAGCGAGCCAGTCGTAACGGTATAAGCCATTTCTATCTACCTCCGGCAACGCGCCGGTCAGAGTGCGGAGAGATCAGACTTTGCTGCCCCCACCTGCCGTCTCGTCGATGGCAAGTCGGGAAAGCGCGTCCACGTTGAAGTCTCGAACGCCCTTGTCGACCTCGCCTCGGTCCATCCCCTTCTTGAATTCGGGAGGAGCAACCGGGGCCTTGGCCTTCAAGAACTCGAGCTCGCCCTCTGTTTCCGGCGACCGCCCGAGGGCATCAATGTCGCCGATGACCGTGCGATAATTTCCTGCAATCGACTTTGCCGCCTTCGCGGCCTCGTCCGTGACCCAATCCTCGCTGAACTGCCCGCCGCTCGCATCACGCCGGGCGTAGAGGTTCTTGAGGGTGGCTTCGCGGACTTGGTCTTGCAGAGCTCGCCAGGCACCCGCCGCATGATCACGGCCACGGGTCTTGTCGAGCGTTTCCAACATCTTAACGATCTCCGGATTGTTATCAATCGCAGAAACCACGTTCTTGTCCATTGCTTCCTTCAGCAGGCGGAGCCGAACGTTCCGGGCCTCCTGCATGGCAGCCTCGGCCCGCTGTTCAGCCTCCCTGGTGGTTTGCTTCAGCATCTTCTGGATCTGTGCTTCGTCGCTCATGTCGGCCTCCTGACCCCCACCAGCCTCGTTGTCCACGTACTCCTGCGCGTGCATCCGGGCATCCTCGTCGCTGAACCCGGCTCCCCGCAGTACCTCATAGGCCGCCTGCAGGTCCGGGCTTTCGCCACGCATCAGCTTAGTCGCGTTCTCCCGGAACCGGCTCAGGTCTTGGACCTGTCCACGCAGCTGGTTGGCCTGTGCCGCCTGGCGCATCAGGTCACCAAGCGTGACCACGGTGCCGTCCTCCAGCTCCAGCTCGGTATCCATTTCCAGGCTGTCGTCGTTTCCACTAGCCATTCTTCATCGCTCCTTGAGGTGGTTGTGCTCCGGGACCGATCCGGCCTGCCACTGGACCCTGCGGCGCGCCCTGGGGCATGCCGGGGTTCACGTTGGCAACGTCATCCGGATTCGGAACCATCGCGGGAAGGGACTGTCCCATGAACGAGATCAGGGACTCACGGTAGGCCTTGAACGCATCCTGCACTTCAGGACTTGCCAAGGTCATGATCGGGTTGGACATGAACGCGCTGAGCACCCTCAGCTGCAGGTCAGGCCGGCACGTGTGCGGGGTCAGCACGATCTGCTGCGTTGTCGTTCCGTCTCCGTACAGCAGCAGGATGTTGCGGATCACGCTTTCGTACGCGCTCTTCTCTTCATCCATCCACATGGCAAAGTCAAGGCCTTCCTTAAGCGCAAACAACTTTACGCCTTCAGGATCCGTCATATGCGCTTGAAGCAGGCTCATGGCCTCCTGCTTGCGCACCACTTCGCTGCGTGGACTGGTGTCCTTGACGGTGAACGCAATCTGGCTGAAGTTCGGAATCGGGTTCTTCTTGAAGTTGACAGTTCCCTGTTCGGGATCAATCACCGCACCCGCCAGATCCAGAGTCAACTTGTTGACCGGCAGCGCCCGGTCGCTCAGCAGCATCTCGCGGCTTGCCTTGGCCACCAGGCTCTTGTACATGGTGCCGAACGCAAACTGCACCCCGCTGGTGGGGTTGGTCATCGCCTTGCTGATCTGTTCGTCAAGGAACTGCAGGCCGCTTGCGCTGTCGACTCGGCCCTTCTCAGCGATCAAGTCCTGCACCGGGCTCAAGCTGTCGCTGATCGCCTTCGCAAACTGCGCGACCTTGCCCGGCACATCGCCAGCGTTGTAGGGCTGGATCACCATCGGCTTGAAGTCGTCGCCGAGGATCGAGTCCTTGCTGTAGCTGACGTACCGCAGGCCCTTGCCGATGTCGCGCATCACGGCACGCTCGTTGATGGTGCCCTGCGGCATGACCAGCACGCCGTACTTGTCGATGTCACGAATGTTGTTGAACAGGCTCTTCAGCAGCCGTTCCATCTCGCGCACGATGCCGAACATCAGGTCGAACACGCCGGCGCCGTGGAACGTGCCATTGTCCATGAAGCGCGCCATGCCGATCGGGCAGTAGGTCTCCACATCGCTCAGGTCGCGGTCCTCGAGCGTCACCCCGCCGCTGGTCACCACGTACCGGCTGACCGTGCCACGCGGGCCATCCATCCACAGCTCGCGCACCTTGGCCACCTCGAGCTCGTTGCTGCCGGGCACGCCATTGAGTGCGCCGGTGCTGGCCGAATTCAGGACGTAGCCGTTGCCGGGAGCGTCCGCGGGCTCTTCCATGTCATGCCCGTACTCCCAGCTCCACGCATCCATCTTCTCCTTGTTCTTCTCAAGCGTGGCCTTGCCGAACCGATCCTGCAGGAACGACATGGGCACGACGCGCTGGCGGATCAGTCCGCGCGCCTTCGTGAAGTCGTGGCCCAGACTCGGGAACGGCAGCAGTTCCTTGGGGTGCACGACCTCCAGGTCGCTGGTCAAACCGATGGTGGGGTGATCCACGATGTGCCCGGTGATGCCGCAGCAGCCGAGCGTGGTGAACAGGTAGTTGAACTCCCGCTTTACCTTCTCAAGCTGCTGATCGCCAACGATGGCATCCGCCACCAACTGAGCCACGCTTCGCTCCCGAAGGCCCGCAAGGCTGAATCCCTGCCGCAGCGCTCGGGGGCGCAGGTCCATCGTGTTGAGTCGAGCCGCCGTCTTGTCGATGATGGAGATGAGCTCCGTGCTCTGGAACTCCATGTTCCCGTCTTCGTCGAGGTAGTAAGGCACCACGCGGGTCGTGCGTGGGTCAAAGACGTCAAAACGCCTGAAGCCGTTCAGGTAGAACCACGCGAGGATCCACAGCGTCCGCCGGTACGTGAGCTTGGTCATCTCACGTTCGCAGTGCTGGTCGATGATCTTCGCCAGCAGGA